CCAACTCTAACTACACCAACGATTGGTGTTGCCACTGCCACTAGCATAAACAAAGTATCGATTACTGCACCAGCAACAGGTTCTACTTTAACTTTAGTAGAAGGTTCTACCCTTGCTACTTCTGGTGCATTTAGTACTACTCTAACTGCTACTGCCACAACTAATGTGACCCTACCAACTACTGGTACTTTAGCAACATTAGCTGGTGCTGAAACATTTACTAATAAAACTCTTACTAGCCCAACTCTAACTACTCCAGTTCTTGGAACTCCATCTTCTGGAACATTGACCAGCTGTACTGGTTTACCAATTTCTACTGGTGTTTCTGGATTAGGAACTGGTGTCGCTACTTTCTTGGCAACTCCATCTTCTGCTAACTTAGCATCTGCGATTACAGATGAAACTGGTTCTGGTGTTTTATTGTTCGGTACTAGCCCAGCGATTACTACATCGATTACAACTGCAAGTACTACATTCGCTCTTATCAATACAACTGCCACTACAGTAAACTTTGCTGGTGCAGCAACTACTGCATTAAACATTGGCGCAAGTGGCGCACCTATCACTGGCTTTGCTGCAACTGCAACTACTTCAAGCACTGCTTCTAGTCTTGGTTATCTTGGTATCCCACAAAGCGCAACTGCCACTACTGCTACTTTAGCGATCGGCGATGCTGGTAAACACATTTATGTAACAACAGCAAGTCAAACTATAACTATTCCTGCGAACTCTTCAGTTGCATATCCAATCGGAACTACCATTGGATTTATTGCTGGTCCAAGTGCCACTACTGTTACTATCGCAATTGCCACTGATACTATGTATCTTGGTGGAACAGGAACTACTGGTTCTAGAACTCTTGCTGCATACGGAATGGCAACTGCTGTTAAGGTTGCTGCCACTACTTGGTTTATTAGCGGAAACGGATTGACATAATGAGTGGTGCACTATCACTGTCGATGCTGGGGTCTTATAAGACTGCAGCGTTTGTGCCAAGTCTGGTCTATGATTTAGATGCAGCAAATTTTTCTGCCGTACCAACCAGTGGTGTATCAAAAGATGCAACAGGAACTTATACCTTAACATCAAATGCTGGTTCTTCTTTAACTTGGAACAGTGCTAATGGCGGAACATTTGCCAAGTCAAACTCTACAGGTACAGATTATATTTACGGTGGTCCAAATTATGCTACTGGACAAAGTTATTCAGTATTCATGGCATATAAACTGTCCGCAACATCGGCTGGTAGATTATTAAACACTCAAAGTGAAGCAAGTAAAGATTGGTTGATGGGTGCTTATAATGGCAATCCAAATACTTTCTATCCTAACTTTTCTGTAAACCTACCATCAACTGGTGCTGATACAGTTTGGCATTTAGATTGGGCGACTTGGGATACAACTACAAGCACTGGTAAGTTATATACTTCTACTAGCACTGCTCCATCAGCTGCAGCATTCACAGCAACAAATGCTGGCGGTGGCGGTTTCAATCAGTTAAGATTGTTTAGTCGTTCAGCTGGTACAGAAGTTCAATCAGGTAATATTGCGTTCGTTAAAGTATATAATGGTGTGTTATCATTGGCAACTATTCAATCATTACATGCCACATATAAAGCAAGGTTCGGTTATTAATGTTAAACAGTAACGTATACTATCACGGAATTATTCGCAAGTGCATCGTAGGATTCGGCACTTTATTCAGTGACATCTATATCGATCGTCGTGAAGGTGATTCTGTAACAGGTAATGTTATTCAAAGATTACAAGTCCCACTTGCATATGCTCCAAAAGAAAAATGGTTAGTTCGTTTGGACCAAGATCCAAATTTAGAAAACCATACTTACGTTTCACTACCAAGAATGTCTTTTGAGATTATTGGTTACAACTACGATCCTTCTCGTAAAGTAAATCGTATGCAACAGTTAAAGTGTGTTGATGCTGGTGGTACTGGTTTTACAATGTATACTCCTGTTCCTTATAACATCGATGTATCACTTTACATTCTTACCAAAACTCAAGAAGATGGTCTACAGATCCTTGAACAAATCCTTCCAACATTTACACCTGAGTATACATTGACAGTTAATGTTGTGCCAGATATGAATGTAAAGGTAGATGTTCCTATTGTTCTAAATAGTGTATCAGTATCAGATGAATACGATGGAGATTTTCAAACTCGTAGATTTGTCACTCATACTTTATCATTCCAAATGAAAACAAATCTATTTGGACCAATTTCTGATAAAGGTGTTATTGATACTGTTTATGCCAATGTTGGCGATAACGAAGATTTTAGTAATCCAAATAGACTTTATACAGCAGAAGGTGATCGCACTACTGCAACTGTTAATACGGAGAGTTGGCTGGACGGATTTTAAATAATGGCTGAAATTTATAATTCAAACTCCAACTTAAAAGCAGCTGGAGTTACTGTTGACTTTACACCTGAAGATGTAAAAGAGTACATGAAGTGTTCGGCAGATCCGATATACTTTATTGAAACTTACTGCTACATTGTTACTCTGGATCATGGTCTACAATTGTTTAAATTGTATGATTGCCAGAAGAACAAAGTGAATGTTATACATAATAATCGTAGAGTTATCCTTATGGAAGGTCGTCAGCAAGGAAAGACGACTACCTCTGCAGCCTACATTCTTTGGTATACGATTTTCCAAGCCAACAAAACTGTAGCTATCCTTGCGAACAAAGCAACTGCTGCACGTGAGGTTTTAGATCGTTATCAAACAATGTATGAGTTGCTACCAAAATGGATGCAACAAGGTGTCACTACTTGGAACAAAGGTGATATTGAACTAGAAAATGGTTCAAAGGTATTCACTGCTGCAACAGGTAAGTCTGGTATTCGTGGTAAGTCAGTAAACATGTTGTATGTTGATGAAGCAGCGATTATTCCAAACAACGTGGCAGAAGAATTCTTTACGTCAGTTTATCCTACGATTTCCGCTGGTCAGACTACTAAGATTCTATTGTCATCAACTCCACTTGGTTATAATCATTTTTGGAAGTTTTGGACAGATGCTGAAAAAGGTAGAAATGGATTTGTTAATCTGTTCATACCATACTGGGAAATTCCAGGTCGTGATGAAACATGGGCTGCAGAACAAAAAGCCCAGCTCGGTGAACTTAAATTTACGCAAGAGGTTCTTTGTAACTTCTTGGGTTCTTCTCTCACTCTAGTTCGAGCAGATGCAATTTCTAGAATGAGTCCAGATACTATCGTCCACCAGAAAGATGGTTTGGATGTATATGTAAACCCACAGGCTGGTCATACTTATTGTATGGTCTGTGATGTGGCAAAGGGTGTTGGTGGGGATTATTCAGCATTCCAAGTTATTGATATTACAGAGGTTCCGTATAGAATCGTTGCAAAATATCGTAACAATGAAATTAGTCCTTTGCTCTATCCAAATGTAATTTACAAAGTTGGAAAAGAGTATAACCAAGCATGGGTATTATTGGAAATTAACATTTCGGAACAGGTTGCACACATCCTATATTCTGAAATGGAATATGAAAATATATTGATGGTTACAAGACATGCTTTAGGGCAAACTGTCTCAGGTGGTTTTGGTGGAGGTAAGACACAATTAGGTGTTAATACCGATAAAAAGATTAAACGAATTGGGTGTCATAATTTTAAAGCACTCGTTGAAGAAAACAAACTTATTATAAATGACGCTGATACGATTTCTGAGATCTCGACTTTTATCGAGAAAAAAGGATCTTATGAAGCCGATGAAGGGTATCACGATGATTTGGTAATGCCTCTGGTTTTGTTCGGATGGCTAACTACTAACTCGTATTTTAAAGACCTAAATAATGTTAATCTACGAAATATTATGTACGCTAAACAAATGCAAGCGATCGAAGAAGAATTAACACCATTCGGGTTCTATGAAGATGGTAAGCCAGAGAAGGCTCCATTAAACTTCTAGAAATCGTGTAAAAACTAAATAAACATGTAGACATAAAGATTGTCTAGGTAAACTTATTAACAAGGAGAAATACAATGCCGTTTCAACTATCTCCAGGCGTTGCAGTCGTAGAAAAAGATTTCACTTCTATCGTTCCAGCTGTATCATCATCTATTGGTGCTTTTGCTGGAGCATTCCCATGGGGTCCAACTTTGGAGCCTGTTACCGTTAGTTCAGAAAACGATTTAGTTCGTCGCTTCGGTAAACCAAATGATAGCAATTTCCAATCTTTCTTTACAGCTGCGAACTTCCTATCTTATACAAACAACTTATTGCTAGTTCGTGCTGACGCTGGATCTTTGAATTCGGTTGCAATTAAAACTGGTGGTATTTCTTCAATAACAGTTGGTACTGCTGGTTCTGGATATACTTCTACTGCTGCTGCTCCTGCTGTAACTATCTCTGCTCCTGATGTAGATGGTGGTATCCAAGCTGTTGGTACTGCAGTTCTTTCTGGTGGTGCAATCACTGCCGTTGCAGTTTCTAGCGGTGGTACTGGTTATACTACTGCCCCAAGCGTAGTTATCACTTCTACTGGTGGTGGCTCTGGTGCAACATTTACAGTACAAACTACTGGTTCATCACCAAACTTAGTTGTTACTGGTGTTACAGTTGTTAGTGGTGGTTCTGGTTACAAAGGTACTGTTACTGCTTCCTTTAGTGGTGGTGGTGGTTCTGGTGCTTCTGCTGGTACAGTTACTGTTGCTACATCAAGCATTACTGGCATCACAGTTAATACTGCTGGTACTGGTTACGATGGTACACCACTACCAACAGTAACAGTTGCTGCTCCTCCATCTGGTGTTACTGCTGTTGCAACTTCAGTTGTTACTACTGCTGGTTTAAAAATTAACAATGGCGAAACATACAATAGCACTTACATTAATGGCTTTGGTGTTGTTGGTGAATTCGCTGCAAAGTATCCTGGTGCTGCAGGTAATTCTTTAAAAGTTTCTATGGCAGATAAAGCAACTTATGCTGCATGGGCATATAAAGACGAGTTTGATTCTGCTCCAGGAACTTCTACTTACGCTGCTTCGCTTAATAAAGATACTCCAACAGATCCACGTGACGAAATGCACATTATCGTTATTGACGAAGATGGTGATTTTACTGGAACTCCAGGAACTGTATTAGAAAAATTTGCTTTTGTTTCTAAAGCAAGCGATGCTAAGAAATCTGATGGTACAAATAACTACTACAAAAACGTAATCAATGCTCGTTCTGAGTACATCTGGTGGATGGATCATCCATCTGCTGTGTCAAACACAGTTATATCTGTAGACCCTGCAGTATCAGGTACAACTGCATTTGGTGCTGTGGCTCAAAATGCAAAATTTAAATCATTGACTACTGCTTTGACAGTTTCTTTATCTGGCGGTACTGATGATTTCAGCGCAACTGATGGTGAAATACAATCTGCATATGCTTTATTTGATAATGCAGAGCGTTATGATATTAGCCTAGTATTGGCTGGTAAAGCAAATACCACTGTTGCTGAATACATTATCAATAGTGTTTGCGAAACTCGTTTAGATTGCGTAGCATTCATTTCTCCAGAAAATATTTCTTCTGGTGATCCAATCATCGGTTCTACATCTACTCAAGCAGATGATATCGTTGATTACCGTGATGAACTTCCATCAACTTCATATGCTGTAATGGACTCTGGTTACAAATACCAATACGATCGCTACAACGACAAGTATCGTTGGATTCCATTGAATGGTGACGTGGCTGGTCTATGTGCACGTACTGACTACACTAACGATCCTTGGTTCTCTCCAGGTGGTTTGAATCGTGGTCAAATTAAGAACGTAGTTCGTTTGGCATTCAATCCAAATAAAACAAGCAGAGATACTCTTTACAAGTCTGGTGTTAACCCAGTGGTTACATTCCCAGGAGAAGGTACTGTTCTGTTCGGTGATAAAACTCTATTGGCTAAGCCAAGTGCGTTCGATCGTATCAATGTGCGTCGTCTATTCATTGTTATGGAAAAAGCGATTGCAACTGCTGCTAAATTCCAGTTGTTTGAATTCAACGATGGATTTACTCGTGCTCAGTTTAAGAACTTAGTCGAGCCATTCCTACGTGACGTACAAGGTCGTCGTGGTATTACTGATTTCGTTGTTAAGTGCGATGAGTCTAACAACACAGGTGAAGTTATCGATCGTAACGAATTCGTTGCTGATATCTTCGTTAAGCCAAATCGTTCTATCAACTTTATCACTCTCAATTTCGTTGCTGCTCGTTCTGCGATTAACTTC